TTATGAATTATGTATATTAATAGCTTTTGACAGTTGTTGATATTGTAAGGCTAGTTCATCTATTCTGTCTTCCAGTTCGGCTTGTTTGTGGTAATAAGTTTCCTGAATGTTGGGAATCTTAGCGGAGAAATACCACTCTGCATACCAAATGGTGTTTAGTTCTTCTTGATATAGGTTGAAGTTGGGATAGTGTTGCTTTTCCACATTGTCGGACATGCAGACAATAAAGCCGTGCTGCCGCAAGCGATTTTTTAATCTTTTTACATAGGCTTTGCCTTCCGTATCGCTTACTACATATACATAGTTATCACGAATACTCTCCCATTCTGACCTATCTAGTAAACGAATGATCAAATAGCCTCCATCCATGATAGAAGGAACCATGCTTTGACCTTTCACGCGTACACAAAGATATTGCTTCCCATCTTTGATCATTGTAGACGGCATAGAGATGCATTCTACTTCCTCTATGTAGTCTGAATTTATATATCCAGAACCTGCAGCAACTGATATATCAACGATAGGGATACGTGTTAAATCTTCATAGTTGGACACTAATGAAATCAGAGGAGCGTTATTTGCTTTCGCATTCTCAGAAGGAATGATACTACCTCCCTTGAATAACCAATTAAAATCAATTCCTTCACATTTTGTGTATATGAGATCAATATCAAAAGTACCTCTATTGTACCAGTTCGTAATAGTATTAGGTGCAACACCTAAAAAACGAGCTAAATCAGCATTATTTTTTAAAGAATAACGCTCCTTTATCCTATTAAGTACATCTCCTTTGTTAAAAAAACTTCCCATTTTGTGTGATATTTATTCCCATTTTGTTTGCATATTCCCAAATTGTGTGTATGTTTGCAACATCATAACAGCTGTTAGGGTGGCTGTAAAGATAGAAAATATTCACAAAACGAGTTGTATATGGCAAAAATTTTAGTAGACACAGAGATCAGGAAAAAGCTGGAAACAATATTCCAGTGTAGGCGTGAAACCGTTAGCCTTGCATTAAACTGCAAAACTAACAGCGACCTCTCAAAACGCATCCGCAAAGTTGCAATAGACTTAGGCGGTTCTGTAAAAAAAGAAGAAAATGTAACCGTAATCAGTAAGTAATTATGAAAACATGGAGTCCTAAAGACATTGCAGAACGTACAATTGAAACGTACCCGTTTACAGGAGACTGGAAACGTATCTTTGGAGAACCCGATATACGTTTCTCGACCCTTATACAAGGGCCGGCAAAAAGTGGTAAAAGTACATTTTGCGCCAAGTTTGCCCAATATGTCAGCCAGTTCGGACGCATATTGTATATATCTGCAGAAGAACGTATCAATAGTAAGACTTTACAACAACGCATAAAATTATGCGGCGTTACCTCTCAGAACGTGCGGTTTGTGCATTTGCGTGATTTGAATGAAATTGAAAGGCTTCTACAAAAGGGTGGGTACCGCTTTGTCTTTATTGATTCCGTTCAACATGTAAAGATGAATGTAGACCAGTGGGTAAGCCTTCGTAAGAAATTCAGCCGTCGTAAATTATCCTGGCACCTGGTCATGCAAATGGGTGAAAACATTACCAAATATAAACATGAAGTGGATGTTTTGGTATTCGTGAAAGATGGCATTGCCTCTGTACACGGAAGGTATAACCGTTCCACGGCGGTTCAGGTATTTGCCAGCAACCAGCCCGATTTATTTGGAGGGCTTTAATATGAGGGCATTAATTCTACTCCTTATGTCTGTACTTATGGTTGTGTTTGCTGTCGGAGGATTGCAAACTATAGAATGGTGTATAGATGAAGGTATTCCTATTCCCTGGCAAGCATACGCCATGTTAGCCAGTGTGGCTGTTTGGTGTATCATTATGGCCAACCTTCCAAAAAGAGACTTTAAACGAATGAATAAGTTGCTGGATAAGCTAGGCGGTGGAAAATAACATAATTAAATCATAATACAATGACAACTAAAAGCTACAAAAGATTGATATTGACAGCTTGTGTTACAGGCTACAGCAGACAAGAGGCCAAAGAACATGCCCATGATTTTTTCAGAATGCATGGAGATAAAGAACTAACTTCAAATACCTTCGGAATAGAAACGAAAGAGCTATCTGCAGAGTCTTTTCTGATCTCCTTCTATGATGTATACTTTGTCAAACATCTTTCCTTCAAGGATTATGTTCGCCACTTGTTCCGCAAACTCTGTACAGCAATAATCCCAAATTTCGGCATAAAGATATTCTTCGTCATAATAGAACCGAACGGAACGCAACCGCAGTTTGCGCTTATGGATTGGGCACTCCATACCAAGCAATGATGGTTTAATCCTGTCTATAGCTATTCTTAGCTGATTTTCGGGGTCTTTAAATAATTCAAGGTCAATCATACTCTGAAAATTAATGTTTTGATGATGCAAATATAAACAAATTCCACTAGGAAAGCCAATGACTTGCAATTACCGGAGCGAGACCGGGGTGGAAACAATTTAAACAGTATTTAAACAATGAATATCCGGCAAAATGACATAGTAGTACGACGCTTCCAGGAAGCCACAACCTTGTGGGTTTCGGAAAGGTATATCTGCGAGGTGCTGGGAGAACGAATGTCTGACTATCTATGGAAAATAGGTAGATTAAATTATAAGAAATCCGTCCCTCCCTGCCACCAGTCAAAGGATATTCTACCCGATACAGGGAAAGCCTGGCGTTATGCCCGTATAAACGGCCAGTTTTACTATGATTTTGACAGAATACCGGACAGGAAAGATACACAGTACCGTTCACGTCTGGGCGATAAAGATTCGTTGTTGCTGGCTGCTGACAGTTCCGTGGAAATAGGACGCAGGGCTGTCGAAAGAAGTACAACGGATATGATCCAGCAATACGTAAGCCAGCGGATCAGCAATAACGACGTGACTATTTTCCGTTTTAAGAAGATAAATGGTACCTGTAAATACAACCTTGACAAAGCCCATGAGTTGGCTGAAGCTATTACATGGGCACGCTGCATAAAAGCCCTGGTTGTTAATGGAGGATTCAAAGAGTTCGGCATCAAAACAAAAGAGGCTTTCTATGAAGCCTGTGCAACCATCCTCCACAAAAAGCAACTGGAAGGTTTTATGATTACAACCGGAGGGAGCCTCCGCAAAAAATTACATTATTTTCCGGCAGATGAATCGGAACAATATGCCTTTTTTGTAACGAACCGGTTCGGTAACGATAACGCCCGTAAACTGGGTAAATACAAACTGGTAGACGAAGATACAGGCGAAATAAAACGCTTTGACATCCACGAAGCACTTATCCTAAAGCTATGGATGAACTTCGGCGGATCAGCCAAAGAAACAAAGGTTGCCCTTTGGAGCCAGTACGAACGCGATATACAATGGTTGGGCGAAAAGGTTCTGAGTTATTCCACCTTCTGCCATTATACCAACATGTATGATACACGCCTTAAAACCTACAAGGAACGTCACGGATGGAAAGCTTATGCTTCTACTTTCCTGTCATACATACCGTCTGAATCCCTCCGTTATGGAAATTCCCTTTGGTGTGCCGATGGTTCCGGAACATTAGCCTATTCTTATCTCGATAAAACCGGTAAACTCCGTTCCATGCGTCTGTATATCATTATGGTTACAGACGTTGCAACGGGTAAAATCGTAGGCTGGGCACCTGCCATAAAAGGTCAGCACAAAGAGACGCCGGAAATGGTGAAGCAAGCCGTTTTGATGGGCTTGGAAGGATGCGGACGCCGGGAGATCATGGAGTTTGTAAGCGACAACCACGGTGCATTCACTGGCGGTGAAAGCGTAGAGTTTTTGACACAAGTTTGCCGAAAGGTTAGAACCATCGAAGCGCATAACTCCCAAGCTAACTATGCTGAAACCCAGTTCCGCCTGTTTAAGAAAACAATCCGTAATGAGTTTAACTGGCTTGGGTCAAGCTGGGGTTCTACTGATATAGAGAATACCGCCAATGAGGATTACCTGAATAAAGAAACATTTCCGTCCTATGAAGAAGTAATTGGACAGATAGCCCGAAAGATAGACGATTGGAACAACCAGGTAACCCGTACAGGTGAAAGCCGTACAGAGTTATACGCTGAAAGTATCCACCCGGAAGCAAATGAAATTGATTCCCGTGTATGGCGGCATGTGGCAGGCAACTATACCAAACAGGAAATTACCCGCCAGCGTGGCAATATCGTAATCGAAAAAGCAGGACAAAAATATATGTTTGAAATACCGGATGTCGCTTCAATCAGTGAAGTGATCCGTAATTACCTGGGTTATGCTGCCACAGTGGAAGCCCATATGTATTGGGATGAAGAAGAATGCGACCTCTATACGATGGACGGACGTTTTATGTTTACCTGCTTTGCTGCCCGTAAGGCAGTTAAGAGCCACGCCGAAGAAACGGAAGAAACCGCCCATAACCTGGGACACCATGTATGGCGCCAGGCAGCCCAGAAAGAGGCTGTTTTACAATATGAAAACGAAGCCCGCGAAGTCGCAGACTGGCTGGATGAACAACTGCCGTACGGCGTAGCTGCCAAACTTAATGGCGGTAAGAATGCAAAAGAGGTTACCAACGAACAAAAAGAACGTGCCCTTGAAATAAAGGCAAACCGGAAAAAAGAGGTTGTCCCTTCTTCCAGCCAAGACGAAGACGAATATATGCAAATGAGAAAGAAACTATATAAAAACAATTGATATGATAACATTAGAACAAAAACGGGAAATTGCACAAGCCTGCATTGATTATGCAACCGCTAACGGTTGGGTAAGTGATAAGACAACCGGGGTCAACCAGATGGCCACTTTTACGAAAGTGAATGTCATGTATGTATCACATATTTTACGTTTTGATTTTACGTATAAGGATTCAAAAACAGGAGAAAACAAGGAAATAGCCGAACGTTGGTTCCGGCAATTGGCCGAATGTATCGGCATGAAGCTGCAAAAAGAATACTGGCCACATGTTGACACCCCACAGTATAATGCAATTGACCTTGAACTACGCGAATCATTGGCAACGAGTGCTACCCGTGTCTTGATTTGTGAAAGCGGATCAGGGAAAACATATACAGTTGACAGGTTTAAAAAAGAATTTCCGAACCGTGTATTTGTTATTACGTGCCACCGCTATGACACGGTAAATGACCTGATAGATAAGATGGCAGAAGCAATGGGACGTACGGCGGAAGGTAAAAGCATCGGCAGGCGCCTTACCATCTTAAACGTATGGTTATACACACAAGGGCGTTTTGACGGGAGCAAGCCGGTTATCATCTTTGACGAAGCCGAAAACCTGACACTTAGCACATTCCAGGCATTGAAAGCCATGTACGATACAATCAATTGGAGTTGTGCTATTGTCCTAATCGGAACCGACCAGCTCATAAATACAATGGAACGGTTGAAGAATAAAAACAAACAGGGCATGCCCCAATTCTATCGCCGCTTTAAAGCCGGAATCCGGTATATCACGCCGATGGATCGTGACTTTAATGTATTCCTGGCGGATAAGCCTTTCCCTGTTGCATTCAAAAATACGATCCGTAGCTTGTGTGAAAACTACGGGGAATTGCACGACTTCCTTGTACCTGCCATGCGTGAAGCCGACGAAATGGGGGTTCCGTTCACAGAACGCTTTTTCCGTATGAAATACCAATTGCCAATAAAAGACTGATTATTCACTGTTAAAACATCATTTATATGGAACTTAAATTAGACAAGGAGGCCATTTGTGCCCAATGCAGGAAAAATAAAGTACATGCGGATGTATGCCGGATGAAGGATAAGTCACTTCGGGGACAGGTAGAAATAGAATTTTCAGTGTGTGGAGTGTGTGGGAAAGGTTATTGTAGCCTCCGTGCTGATCCCGACAAACGGCAATGCGAGTTCTGCGAAGATTCCATTTATAATAATGTGAATGAAGACGGGACTTTGGAATGTGAGCTGGTCTGGAAAAAAAAAGACTAATCCCGAACGGTTAACGGGGCGGTTCGATTCCGCCTCCGGGAACAATAATAATCACTTAAAATACAATCAAATGAAGGCAAACGAAGAAAACCTAAAGCAAAAGCGGAAAGTATTCCATGTGTTGTTGGCCAAAAGTATGATGCTACAGGCAAAGCCGTACATGCTCGAGAGCTATGGGGTCGAATCAACCCTTGATTTATCTGAAAGCGCACTGGACGAGTTAATAGCCCGTGTACGCCGGATCATGTATGGTAAAGAAGAAGATACAGACAAGACTGTCCGTGAATTACGTCACAAATGCTTACGTATTATATCAGAAATCGGTATTGATACAAAGGATTGGGAAAACGTAAACCGGTTCATGATGAATCCACATGTATGTGGCCGTATGCTGTATGAATTGGACGAAGAAGGTTTGCGTGCTCTACGGATGAAGCTGTATGCTATCCGTGACGAGGTTGAACGCCGCCGGATCACCAGCCAGGAGGCACAATTAAAAGAACAGCGGCTTGCCGCATTAAACTAATGCCGTCATGGTAAAAATCAAACAAGACAGGAAAGTTACCACTCCTGCCGATCGGGAGGAAATGAAGCGCCTGGAAGAAGAAAGCGACCGGATTCTGGATTTGCTTTTCGAGAATCCAACAGACCAAAGGCTACTGGATAAGCTTAACCAGATAGATGTTGCCTATGTCCGGTTGTCGGGTGAGAAATCAATGGAGTATTAATAACATAAAACAATTACAATCATGACAGATTTAAGTAAACTATCAAGTGAAGAAATTGCAGTCCTGCTCAAACAAAAACGGGAAGAAGAACGCCAGGCTGCACTGAAAAAGCGGGAGGCTTACGAAGGTATCCGTGCCGAATTGGTACAGAGGGTGTCTACAAAAGTACGTTCCGTATGTGAAGAAGTAAAGGGCTTGCATACTTTCTGCGTGTCCGAAATGGGCGCTTTCCGTCAGGTCTTGGCTGAATACGGACAGCTTCGCAACGCGGAACAAATGAACTATACGGTACAGGAAGGTGACTTTAAAATAGAAGTAAAAGCCTGTAAAGTAAAGAAGTTTGATGAGCGTGCCGATGCTGCAGCAACCCGCCTGATCGAATTCCTGCAAGCATGGATTCAGGGAAAAGAAGACGGGCAGGACAACCCGATGTACCAGTTGGCAATGACATTACTGGAGCGTAATAAGTATGGCGATCTGGACTACAAGTCTATCAGTAAATTATATGACCTGGAAGGACGTTTCAATGACCCGGAATATTCCGCTATCATGTCCCTGTTTAAGGAAAGCCATTTGGTAGAAGGCACTTCGGTAAACTTTTATTTTTCCGAGAAAAACACAATGGGCGTATGGACACGTCTGGAGCCATCATTCAACCGGCTGTAAAACGATGTAAATCCGTAAATCTCATCCCGGGATATTGGATATATGTATGTCCCTGTGGTTGTCAGTATTCGGTATCCAGGGTGGCACGGAAAACAGAAAAATACTTTGTCTATTGCTTTGCCTGCAAACAACAAAATGGAAAATATTACAGAGTTATGATTGAAAGAATAGAATTTACAACGAATTGGAACGGAAAGCTGAACTGCAACAGCTTCACTACGATGCGGCTCCATAATCCGGTTAAGTATTGCGTAGGGGCCATCAAGCAGATATATCTGCAGGGCGTGTGGAAAGGCAATGCCAAGATAATAGAGGTGCGCCGTATCTATCTGAGGGAGATCAACCGGTTTATAGCAAAACTGGACACTGGTTTATCGCCAGAAGATTGCCGCCAACTTTTCCGCACCATGTACAAGAACCGCCCCGGTATCAACTGGGAAACTCAGCTAATAGACCTCTGTCTGTTGGAATACACGAAAGAAAGTAAGGAACCTGAATTATTTAACTACTAATCCTGAACGGTTATTTGTGTCGGGGTTCGATTCCCCGACCGGGAACAAATTTTATAAACTATTTATTATGAGCATAAAACAAAACTCAATCCTTGTTATGCCTCCTGAATATCAGGAAGTGTGGGAAAAAATATCATTCACAGGCTATCGGTGTCCGGTCTGTAATGGGCAGAAAAGTTTTTCGGAACAAGTTGGGTATAACCAGTATGAAGAAAAAGCCTGTGATTATTGCAAGGGTACCGGCAAGGTCAAGGCAGAAATCACGATAAACTGGGTACCAGATGCGGATTGACAATATTACTAACTATTAAATATACAGCGATGAGCAAATTAAGAGCAGAAGACGCAAGAAAGATTGCGAATGACAATTCCGAAGCCATCCAAAGTATTTTGGATGATGTATTTAAAATGATTGAACGTACTGCAAAAGAGGGACGTTTTAAACTGAACTACACATCTGAAATTTCGGATGTCAACCTCATTACTCCGGTCATGGAGCAATTAACAACAATGGGCTACCGAGTCGATAGCTGTAGCCTTAAAAATATCAATTTAACGATAGAATGGTAACCTAAAAAATCAATACAATGAAAATAAAAGAAATGAATAATGTATCTGAAATGATACAAGGTTGCAATGAAGCAGTAGTTAATTATGCATTAACTGATAATATGAAATTAGTTCATATGGTTACTTTTTACAATTCAAATGATTGCGACATTGAACATGTCTGTAGTTCATTGAACGAAATCTGTAAAAGGCAAGGTAATATATCAATATGTAAAGCATTTTTATACAAAATCATATCATTAGCAAAAGTTGCTAAAAATAAAGGTTTTGATTTTCATGCAATACTATTTAAAGATATACCGGGCTATGCGCCCGATCAAGATCGTGTTTCTGATTGTAGAACCTCAAAATCAACAAGGATATGAAAATACTTTATTTTTTCCATAGAGAATATGCACCTCAATCGGGTATCATATTAGCGGCCTATTTAAAAAGGAGTTCAAACGGACAAATATTTTATGAAAGGGTAGAATACTTAACCCTCTTTACGCTCAAAGGCTCAAATCAAGTTGTTTCTTTTTATCATGAATTTGCAAAAAACGACCATGATATTCTTTGGATAAGAAATAGAAAAGAACTGCTTTCTGACATAGCAAAAGATCAATTAGAGATTATTGAAGGTCATAATTATATTCGTTTTCGAGAGGCTGCTTTAAATATTTATAAAGGCGTAGAAATACCTGATTTAAAAACGTTCAACCATAAAAAAGTATGAATATAAAATACAAGGATATAGATGCTATATCATACGCATTGTGCTACGCTAATGCAATGTTAGATTTCAAAATAGAAGAGCTTGAACAAAAAGGATTCAACAATGCAGTAGCAGGCTATAGAGCAAAAAAAGAAGAAATAAAGGAAGGAATAGATGCACTTCAAAAGATAAGGAAAGAACTTCATTTGAAGGATGATTATGCTTATAATGAAGTATTCGGAGTGTTTAACGTATAACTTAATAAAGAAATGAAAATAGCAAAAATAATAGACACCTGTACAGAATGCCCGAATAGTAAGAGGTTTATCGATGATTCAGCAAATCATGGCTATGTGTTAATTTGTCTCAAATCCAAACGGCTAATAAGTATAAATAATGTCTTAAACCATCAATACGGGGTCGATCCTGTCAATATTCCTGAATGGTGCGAGATGGAGGATTATAAAGGAGAAAATAAACCTGATAGTTTATAATGGTTTCAAAACCTGTAAGATATGAACCTCTCGATGTATAGGTAATCGAACGGTCTTTGACGTATTGGATTTATCGCTTATGTTATAAAACATACAAATAATAATGTGGTAAGTTTGCCACATTGAAAAATTAATTGTATATTTGTAATACAATATAAAACAATTAGAAGTGGTGGCAACACTTATAAATTCTGCAGTTTAAAAATGGCAAAATATACTATCACTTGCAAATGCGGTCACGAGATCACAGTTAATATCGTAGGAAAAGTATCTGAAAGAGAAGGAAAGGCTGAATATCTTGCAGGCAGATTGTGTCCTGAATGCTACAAGAAAGAAAAAGAGTTAAGTGCTAAAGAATTGGTACAGGAAGATATGAATCTTCCTGAACTGAACGGATCTGACAAGCAAGTATCATGGGCCACATCCATCAGAACAAAATTTATTGAAACGGCTGAAGAATTGTACACTAAAGCTCCTGATTCTAACAAAGAAAAAATACGCCAGGTTATTGATTTGTACAAATCCGATATGCTTAAAAATACATCATCCTCTTTTTGGATTGATAAAAGATACGATTTGTCTCTAACCGATGTCGCTAGAGAAGCAAGTAAATACGTAGGCAAATAATACTTTAAAGCTGGACTATCGGCATGACGGGTAAAAAAAACAATGACAGAACACATATACATTATCAACGACTGTTATTTAGATAGGGAAGCTCTTATAGACACTATCAGGAGAAAAAAAGCCCTCATTGAAAAGACAGGACATCCCTATTTATTTGAGGAAAAAACAGCTTATGAGTTAAAAGATGAAGAAGGATATAAACACGAGTATGTGGCCGAAGATCAATTATCAGATGAAGATATAATTTTTATGATCGAAAAAGGTAGTGGAAACTATCTTGATCTTAAAAAACAAGATGAAGATGGGTTGTTTTCCTATATTAAACAAGAACCTGAAATTGTACAAGTTAAAACTATCAATCTTTACAAAGCCGAGAAAAGTATCAGAGAAACTATAGGTACAAGAATTAGTGATATCCGAGATAAAAGAGGATATACACAAGATCAACTGGCATCACGCGCTGGTATAGATAGATCAAACTTGTCAAAGATAGAGGCTGGGAAATACAACGTAAGAGTTGATACCTTGGAGAAAATATGCTCTGCATTAGGATGCAGACTTGACATTGTCGAAGATTATACATTATCAAACATAGATTTATCTCTTTGAAAAATTATTATTAGTATATTTGCAGATATAAATGTCGCACTTCTGTGCGTGGATAGAAACAATTGTTGGTAACAAACAGTTTGTAGGCGGTAAATTCAAAACTTACCGCCTTTTTTATGTCCGGGCGGTATCTAAGTTCGGACATTTTTGTTTCAAATCAGATAAAAGATGAAATTCTCTAAATAGAACAGCAAAGTCGCCCAGTTGCAGCCGGGCGACTTCTGTAAACTCTCACGCGGCGTTTAACCGCCGGATAAGCAGTGTTTAACCAATGTCCTACAAAGATAGGGCTTTACTTTGAAAAATATACAACTATGGAAGCACAAGTATTTAACCTATCAACAAACAGATTTCCGTCCTATTCCAATCATCTATCTGTTAACACAAGTTCTAAAGGCATCCTATTCTGCGATTTTGCAGCCACCTATCTTGCCAAATGCCGGAAATCAGTTAAAGCAAAACATTGTTACCAAAACGTACTGGATCACTTTGTCAAGTTTTGTAGGATCAACAATATTGCTCCAATGACCTACGAAATAGGCATGGAAATGATGGAAGATTTTGTTTATTACTTACAAGCTACGGCAAAACTTATGAGTACCACCGTTGCCGGCCACCTATGCCATATAAAGACATTGTTAAAGATGGCCTCTTATAGCGGGTATGATATTGATTATACCTATTCTGACGTTAATGTTAAAATGGACGAGCACGACGTTGTTACGTTGGATCGGGACGAGATCACCCGGATATACGTATATAGTAATTTGACAAAATCAGAGATTGTAGTACGTGACTTGTTTGTTATTGCCTGCCAGACAGCTTTGCGTTATTCCGACTTTTCCCGTTTGACTGAGGACAACTTTATTGACAATGTAATCCAGATCAAAACACAGAAAACTGGCACCCTTGTAATTATTCCGCAATCGAAGTATGTGCGCGAAATCTTACGTAAATACAACTACCAGTTACCCAAATGTCCTTGTATTCAATATTTTAATAAAGTCATAAAAAGCGTGTGCCGAAAAGTCGGAATTACCCAGTCTGTACCATACGAGCGTACTATAGGCTTGGAACGGGTTTCATTGATGGTCGAAAAATGGAAACGTATCGGTTCTCATTCAGGTAGACGTAGCGCCGCGACCAATATGTTTTTAGCCGGAATACCGGCACTTCGGATCATGAAAATCACCGGACACAAAACAGAAGAAGCATTTATGCGCTATATTGGATTAAGCAAAGAAGAAAATGCGGCGGTATTGGCAGGGAATATGTTTTTCCATTAGAATTTATTGCTAATTTCAAATCAATTCATACTTTTAATGCTGAAAAAGTATTTTTTCATAGTTTAAGTTTTAGGTAGGCAGTAGCTGTGAAGCTGCTGCCTTTTGTTTTTATTACTGTTTTATTTGGCTTGTGTTGTTTATGACCTTTATTTTGTAATCAAAGTATAGGAATATGCCGGAACAATACGAATTAGGATTTGATGTTGGGACAACAGTCCCGGAACGACTCAGAAGGAGACGGGTAAGAATGCCTGCAACTTCTGAAACCGATCTTTCGAATCGTCGTATGCGTGTAAATGATCGTAATCGTACCTTGATTGCTCGTTATTATTATTGGACAGAGATACGCCGCAGGCGGTTTGATGATGTAATGTATATCCTTTCAAAACAAGAATTTTTTGTAGAAGAACGAACAATAAGCAATGCTTTACTTGATTTGAGTGATTATTTAAACGACCTTTACAAAGTAAAAAAAGAAGCTAGAGAACTAAAAAAGGAGTTCCCTAGCTGGAATTGGGATAATAATTAAACTGATTTGATATGAAAAGACTATTGATGTTATTATTGGTTTTGATACCTGTTCTTTCTTGGTCACAAGACAAAATAAATTATGATTCTGAATATAAGTACAGCTCAAGATATACAGTGATAGCCACTAATACTGTTAAACGGAAAATTTATCAAAAAAATGATAGTATTATCATTGAAAAATATTTTAAAGATTCAGGGGCAAACCTTTCTTTGAAGATTGACAAAAAAGATGATAATAAGGAATTGATGTTTCTTAAGCGAAAAGACAATGCCCCTTGGTATTACTGTCATGATAAACTTGGATATAAATATATCCTAATTGGATTACATAGTAAAACGGTTGATTTATATACCATCTGGTCAGAATTGGAAATCGAAAAAGAAACCTTTGAATAATAAGTAAGCGGGGCACTCCACCCCGCTTTATTTATTGTAGTTCCATAAACGTTGTCCCATAAACAATAGTATATACCTTAACCTTGTTTGCTTGTACAGTTGATCTCGCACTTTTCCGGCTAACGGGTGAAATAATTTCTTCTGCTGTCCAGCCTTGCATACAGTTTTGTATCTTCTCTATTATATCCAGCCTTTCCAGTGCCTTACGCCGTACGGCTTCCGGCGCTTTACTGTTCGTTTCTCCGGCAGGTTGGAATCCTATACGTAAAGTAATGTTTGCGGTAACAAGTTGCTCCGTTTCGTTTTCATCCTGGCAGGAAGGGTATTGGATATCTACCAGACAACAGGGAAAATCTACAGCCGGTCGTATATCTGCTGCCGTATTCAGTTGTCCTTCGTCTTCATCTATCCAGCGTAGTTCCGGTACTTCTTTCTCCAAATGGTCGCATAGCGCAATAAATATTTCTGCATTCATGGTTTGTCTATTTTAATGAGTTTATATATCCTTCTATCCGTTTGTGTATTTCCGCTGCCAGTTCATCCGATTTACCCATAAACTGGCGTTGTGGTATGTTTGCCTGGCGGGTGTGCTCCTTAACATTCACATCCCCGTATTTTCGCGTTCGGCGCACATGTGCAGGCACTACCACCGATCCCGCATAGCCTTCGTTGTGTACTTTGGCATAGCCTACCTGATCGTTTCCGGCAGAGATAACAACCTTATCACGCCCTACATAAGCCGGGCGGATGCTGTTCAAAAGTTTCCCGCTGTCTATCAGCAGGGAGCCTGTTTTCTTTGGGATTCTGGGCGGCACCCAGGGGTTTCCGTCAAAAGCCTTTTCGGTAAAGCGTCTTTTATAATATTCCGTGGCCGTCTCCGCCACTATGGCGGATGCCCTGTCCAGCACTTTGTCCGGCAGGGTGGTTAAATAATTTTCTAATCCGTTGAAATCCATATCAAAAAGTTTTATATATTTGTAATCAGAAGCGCATAGTTCCGGGGGTGAATAGACGATGCCACCCTCGCGGGTGATGGGGGCATTATGAAGGCTTGGGCTTTATACAGCGGAGCGATGCGTTAACCCGAAGCGGCGATAGGAAACTGGCTATCCAATCCGGTAAAGCGGAAAACCTCGTGCAGGCATTCCAATAAGGCGGACGGACGCAAAGACTTGTCACCGCGTTATTTTTTTATCAACAGCCCCCGGCGGTACCTCCATCTGGGATCTATTTTCCGGCTTTTCTTCGATACCTCCCTGATCCGTGGGTTTTGTTCTATTTCAAACCACGTTGCCACCCGGTACACCGTCCCGTTCTTTACGTCACACACCACGTTTATAGCCTTGCCGGAGTAAAACTTGATAAAGTTCATGTTCCTAAACTCCCCGCCTTTTACATAATCGTTGATCCATATTTCATCCGGCCTGGAAAGCGTATCAACCATGCAATCAAGCAAAGGAATACGTGTTTCCGTGTACTTCCCAGCCGTGTGCTTTTTGAAAACATTCTCCGTCAGTTCGACATCCCGTCCTTTGTAATCCTTTATCAACCGGTGAGAGGCCAGCCATTCATCCGTATTGCCTTCAAACAGGGGGGCTTCTGTTGTTGCTGCCCCCAGTTTCTTCCCGAATGAATCCAACCCGTAATCATTGTAATAAAGGTTACCCACCAGCTTTGATGCCTTGTCAGGGAATTTCTGTATATACATCTGGTTGCGGGTGAATACCTCTGCCGTCTTACCCCTGTTCACATCCCAATGCTGGGCTTTGTTCTGTTGCCATTCGGCCGTATCAAAATAAGCGTCGCACCTTTCCTGCATAGCCTTAATATTGACGCCCGCTACTTCATGCGCCATACGCGGAACCACATAACAGCGGCATTTCCACCCGTTTGGCGGGAATATCTTATTCCACCTCGGATCATTAGCCGGCAATATCAATCCATCCAGTTCGGCATGTTCCGGCCGTACCTTATCATCCCCTGCTGTTTTGTACTCCCAGTATGGGAACAGGTCGGTTTGTTTGACAAGCCGCTGGTAATTACTTGCCGATTCCGCCGTTAATACCGCAGTCTCATGCTCTGTTTTCTGCCATTGCTTGTTGAAAACTTCCGTTACCTGTGATGCTTTCTGATAAAAGTCTTCAAAACTGTTGCTCTCCCGGAACAGGCTGTTTAATTCCTGCAATTCTGCCAATGTTTTAGCGGCTGAGAAATGAAAGAGGTTTATTTCCATAGCCGTGGTAAACGCATCATCCCTTGCCCCGTATGTAACCCCGGTATCTGCAAGTCTCAATTTCTTGTTGTTACCTTCTGAAATAGCGGCTACCAGATCGCCGGAAATAAAATTGAATAGTTCGCTATCGAAATAAAGTCCGCCTCCACTTTCGGCTATCCGGTTAATGATTCTGTTTTCCAACGTGTCATCACTCAGCCGTATGCGGGCTTTTCCATTCAATGCCCCGGCTTGCGGGGCTCCTGCGAAAAAATCCCACAAACGGAGATACCAGCTACGGTCATGGTTCTTTATATCCGGTTTCTTGTCTTTCTGGCCGTCAGGATCGGCCGGATTATCAGGATCATCGTCTGGCGGTAAAATAAGTTGCGGCTGTTGTTCCTTCCGTGCTATCGGCTCGTCTCCTTCGGGTAATGGAATATTATACTTGTCATACAGATAAGATTGCGGTATAGGTAATATATCCGCCAACTGTACAGTCTCTGCTACCGTTATCTCCTGTGCCTTATCCAGGAATTTGAACTTACCACCCGATACCGGATAACCCCGTTTTTCAAGTAACGGAACAAAGAACTTATTCAACATGCGTTCCACAAAACGGCGATCTGCGCGGTGTTTCTTTTCCTGTACTTCCATGTGTACCTGGCTTTGGGAAAGTGAACTGCCGTCCTGTGTTGTCATGGTTTGCCCCAGGATAGTAATAAGTACCTCCTCGTTGCAGGCGTTCCGAAAGTCATTATAAAGAGCCCCGTTACCGCTGTTGCTGAGTGTGGTTTGTTCGGCTTCCGTTTCTTTGGGTATTACCAAATACGGGGCGGAACCAGCCTCTTCAAAGGCCTGTATCAATGCGCGGCGGCTTTGTTCGTCCATACTGCTATACTTTCCGATACGCTGGGGCATCCCGAACAGTTCGACAAATTGCGCCCAGTCGCCAAAGCCGCCCCGTTTGTAAATAACATAAGGCGCGGCACGGAGCAGTATGCCGTAGTCATCATCTTGTCCGAACTGGGTAATAAGATCGTTGCCGGCATAAGGTATGCCGTGTTCGTCTTCTTCGCGTATTGCTATCTCTTTTGTTTTCGGACGGATGTGTTTACGCGGTATTGATTTAAAGCTTAGTCCGTCCTTAAAGTCAAATTCATCTACCGTTATGCCCCAGAAGCGGGATAACATTATATCGCGCAGGAGCAATTCAAATTCCGGTGTGTCCATCAGGTCGTCAATCACATCGGCACGCTTACCGTTAATTGTAAATGCCAGGTCGGCATCCGTTACCGCATCGATACGTTTGTCGATTGCATCCGAAAGGTAGCCGTCAATCAGGAGGTCTGTATAGAGGTCATATAGTTTTGTCCGGTTCCCCATATCCGCCAGGCGTAGCGCGCTTCGCCACGTACCAATATCATTTATCCCGCGGTGTATGGGGCGTACCAGTATTTCGGTATGTACCGGAGCTTTATTTTTACCGGGCTGATTTAAGCCCGTTTGAAGCGTTCTCTTTTTTTTGTTTGCCATGATTCATCTTTTTATTTTGGATTGATTGTGCAAAAGTTTAAACAGCGTTTAAACGCTCATTCTAGTAATGCTGTGTCCTCTTGGGATTGCTCCCGTAGGCAACCGGGCCGATCGGATTGTTTTTTTCGGCTTTTCCTCCTTCCGGTTCCTTACTCGGTAGATCGGGCGAAACATCGCCACGCTGTACGGCTTTGAGCCAGTCAACGGCACGTTCGTACCGGTCTTGCCTGAGAGGTAATTCACTCCCTGCATTGCACAGGTTGATAAGATGCCATACGGCAATGTCCTTTACGAAAATCAGCAGTAGCTGGTTCCGTTTACTACCGGAGGCGGAAAAGGTACGCGCCGTATCAAACCGGGTCAGGTAGCCGCGCGCCTCGGCAATGGCGGCATCGATAGCCGCTTCGGCAATCGTATTGTCTCCCCGTGTAATGGTTTCCACCTGTTCATCGTGCAGGTGGGTGCTTAGTTCTTGTAATGTCAGGTATGCCATGTGTTATAATGGATTGGGTTATTAATATCGTTTATTGTTCCGTGGCCGGGTGCCTACCGTGCAACTTCCGGCCTTTAGTGATACCATTTTCTGCTGGCAGACATAGAAGCCGCCTTCTACACCATCCGGGCCGTCGGCAGGTGCCGGCAGTCCGTCGTCAAACAACAGGAATTGTTCTTCCAGGCGAGCCATGTGAGGGTTGTCCTTTTCGGCAATATTCAGTATCATACGCCCGGCACGGTTCAGGGGTTCAAGATTCCCCTCTATACGGGCAAACTTGTCCGGCTTATTACGTAAATCCGGGGAGATTGGGATAATATATCCGGTTTCCTCCCATTTCTTTTGGAAAAGCGGAACAAAGACCTGCTCATAAAAAGGGTCTTGGAGTTTGTTGTTTTCAATAAAGTTATAGACTTGTGTTTTGTCTTTCACATAGTCACGTTGGTAGTAGTACCAGTTGACAAATTCTTCATTCTTTACATGATCCAGATACCCTGTTATCACATAGAGGTTGCCTTCCAATATGCCTACAAGAAAGTTTGCTTTGTATGATCCCAGTTTTTTTACCCCCTTTTTATTGGCGACTTTATTGGATGGTGCCGGGTCTCCATAACTGACCAGGAACGGGAATTTATGTAGAGGCGGGATAGCGCCCCATTTAATCTCTTTAAAATAACTGCCTTCCGTCACCGGGTTGTTGAAACATTCTTTTTGGGCACTGGCGGCGCTTACCTGTGCCAGTACATCGTCTATCGTTTCCTCGTCGTTCTTTTCCGGCCAGACGGATGTTCCATAGGCAAAGTCATTTTTTGCGTCAGGGTGGTTCATGTCCACCATGCGCAGGTTGATAATATCCCAGTTACCGATTGGATGCTCGCGCTCTGAAAGTTCCCTTGCTTTCTTTCCGGCACGGGCTACACAGCAGTCTTTAGCTATGATATTACCGCAAAAGATGGTAAGCAGCGGTTCGGAAAAAGAGCGGGTAAAATAAAGCGCCTGTTCAAACCAGTTCCATTTGTCATTAACGATCTCCGGGTTCCGGCATTCTTCGTCCGTATCGTAATCATCAACCAATATTGTGTCAGGGCGTACTTCTTCGATCTTTACACCGCGGGGAGATTGGCGGGCGCCAACGGCTATAAAAGATACCCCATTTTTCGTAATAAAGTTATCTTCCGTCCATTTAAACCCCTTTTGGTCGCCATAGTAGAATTGTATTCGCTGGTTGGCTTCGAGTTGCGCCCGGTAATGGCTCAGGAGCTTTATTGCATTGTCGTTACTGTTGGAACAAAGGATGATGTTGCGTTTCTTTCCGGTAAGTACCAGGAACAGTACAACGAACATGACAATGGTACTTTTTGCCAGTTCACGCGCCCAGGATAAGACTTCATACCAGTTCTTGGGGCTGTATACGAGCCGTTTTATAGCTTTTTTCTGAAATTCGGCAAACTCATATTTTGCATAGTTCGGAAACATTTCTTTCATCCATAGTAAGGGGTGGCTTTCCAGGTAAGAAAGCCGTTTTTGCCGTTCGGCATAATCCATGTCGAAATCGACAGCCGTATCTTTACGGAGTGCCTTAAGATATCCGTCCCAGTCTTCAATGGCCTGTTTGTCTATCGCTTTGAACGTTTTCATTTCAATCTCTCCTTTATGTATGCGTCAAAATAGTAGCTTAATTCTTTGGCCTTTTCCACATCGGTTTTGCGTAGCCAGTCTAGCAGCCCTTTAGACACACTGATAATATCCGATATACCTGTTTCTTTTTCCATCTTCTCAATGGTAGATGCCAGTTTGTTGATCGTATCGGCTTCTTTAGACGTAGCAAAACGTTCGCCGTCTTTACGTCCGGCTATGGCCTTGTTAATCTCCGCTACCTGGCGGTAGAGGTTGGCCAGTTGTTCCTCGCGTGTAAGACTGACAGAGGTCTTCAATTCCTCCCATTTTTCGATCTTTACCCACTTACATAAGGTTTGTTTACTCACTCCCACACGTTCGGCTACCTCGGCCTGCGTAAGATGTTCTTTCAAATAGAGCATTTTCGCCCAGTCCTTTTTTTGTTTTATGCTTAAATCCGCTCCCATCTATATACCTTTTTTATTGGTTTACACCATCAAAAGTACAGACCTGAAACCGACTAGAATAATCGTATTGTATTGGTCTACAGATATATGTAAATAAACTGCACAAATAGCGTAACCATTACAAACTGATTTTTTTACCTCATTTTAAGCCTCCAACTTTGGGGTAGAAAATCAAAAAAACGATGGCGAAAAAGACATTTATATTACACGATGATACAGTTAACACACAGGGATTCCGTATGCTCACCTCCGGGGCTGACCTTTCCGTGTTTATCAGTAATCCGGTAATGCTCCTTAACCATAATGATTGGGATTTGCCGATCGGCCGATGGGAGAATATCCGCAAAGAAGGCAACCGGATATTGGCTGATGCTGATTTTGACGAAAAAGACGAACGGGTCGCTGCTATCATGGGGAAAGTAGAACGGGGCTACCTGAAAGCGGCCAGTATCGGTGCATGGCCTCCCCTTGAAACATCTTCCGATCCTGCCCTGATGCTACCCGGACAGGAATTGCCTACGGTTACCAAATGGCTTGCGCGTGAAGGTTCCATTTGTCCCATCGGGAGTAACCACAATGCACTGGCCATGTATGATAAGGAAAACAAACGCATAGACCTGAGCGACAAAAAGCAGCTTATAAAATTATTCGATACCGGAAACGGTAGTAACCCATATAAAAATGAAGTACAAATGACAATTTTAACAGGACTATTAAAACTGTCGGATAATGCCAACGAACAGGCCATTGCCGACGAAGTGCGTAAAATCATCCAGATGCGCGACAACCTCCAAACGGAGAACGGGACATTGAAAACAGAGAACGGGGCGCTGACTGCCAAGTTGCAAGCCTTTGAGAAAAAGGAGAAGGACGCCGCTAAAGCTGCTGCTATCGGGTTGGTAGATGCAGCCATTAAAGACGGCCGTCTGGATGCCAAAGGGAAAGATGCCTGGCTGGCCATGTTTGACAGCAATTATGAGCAGGCCAAAACGCAGTTGGAGGCTATACCAGCCCGCGGATCGGTAGCGGCACAAGTGCAAACCTATGCCGGTGATAAAGGTGCAATCAAGTTGGCGGATATGGCATTTGCCGACATCGTTAAGGCTGACCGCCTGAAAGAACTGAAGAAAGAGCCGGAGTTGTATAAACAGAAGTTTTTTGAGGCATACGGAAAATATCCGGCCTGAAACAAGTATAAACCATATAAAACAAAATGTAAGAATGAAAGCAAAATTTATTGTTGCGCTGGTAACTGCGCTATTGTTTAACGCCCTGACTAGCGGGATATTTGCCGATACATTAGGTATCAGCCACGGGGCTATGTTTGCCGTACAGATGGGATTGTCACTTATTCCCTTGAATATGACAGGCTGCCTGTGTGAAGGGCTGAACCGTGAAATCTGGATTCCTGAGATTATTGAAAAGTTCTATCCTGCGGATTCGTTTTTGACCTATTCCAAAAGCCTTGATGCCTGGGTGGATAATAACAAACTGAATCTACAGGAAGCAGGCGTTGATCCGGCTGTATATATCGACAATGAACAATACCCCATCCCGGTGGCTGTCCGTACGGATATACCTCATGAAATTGTCCTCAAACGCTTTGATACCGAAAACACGGTGCATATCAATGCAATTGAGATTGAGGAATCCGCCGAAAAACGCCAGAGTGTCATTGAAGGACACCGTAATTCCCTCCGCCAGAAGTTTGCCCGCCTTGCCGCCTTTAACTGGGCACCGGCACAAAACGGGGAGTTTACGCCTGTCAAAGCATCGGACGGAAAAACCAATGCCCGTGGGTATAAGTCCATGACATACGAGAAGGTAATGGACATGGAACTGGTATTTGACGAGTTGGAAATACCACTGGATAAACGTGTCCTTGTTTTGAACCCGTTGCATGCAATGGATTTGCGCCTGCAGGATATGGATATGTATAAGGCTTTCTACAGTGAAAACAAACTGTTCTCCTTTACTGTTGTTCGTTCCTCTCTTAATCCACGCTATAACGGTACAACCGGAAAGAAACTGGCCTGGAATGCTGCTGTCTCTGCTACAGATGCTCCTTGCTCACTCTTTTATTACCAGGAAGCAGTTGCCCGTGCCCGTGGTACGGTTGACATGTATTCAAGACTGAATGATCCGGGGTACCGTGGAGATGTGGTTGGCTTTAATATGCGTGGCGTGGCTACGCCTGTAACGGGTAAATACCTGGGTGCCGTTTACTCCCCGAAAGCCTGATGTTTAACTTTTTAATCATTATATAAAATGAGCTATATCAATATGAAATCGCGTAGGAGTTTTGACTTCTACGCCCCTTACAACGAAGAAGGCGAACGCGTGGTAACTATCCCGTTCCCCGTTGCAGTAAAACGTGAAGTGTCTGAAACAGGTATCGTACATGATGCTAACCCGGCTCTGGTAACAGTTGCACCCACAGCCGAAAAGACAATTGATGTGGAAACGAAGGTGCAAGCCGGGTCGTTGATGATTGTCCGTAATGAAGGTACGGCAGTGGCGACCGTCGGCGGCGCCAATTGTGCAGCCTCCAAGGTAACCACCCTGATGTGGGATGGTAACGCGTATGTTGAACTGGCAAATTCTACGATTGCATGAGAACCGGATATAAGGGAATCAACCTGATCAAGTCATTTGAAAGCCTCCGGCAGGAGGCCTACAAATGCCCGGCAGGCGTCTGGACGATTGGCTATGGGCACACTAAGGGTGTCAAGCCTGGGGATAAGATAGACGAACAGGAAGCGGAACAACTGCTGGCGGAAGACTTACGACAGTTTGAAGCCGTTGTAAACCGGGAATGCCCCGGTATCAACCAGAACCAGTTTGATGCACTGGTGTCGTTTTGCTTTAATGTCGGTACAGGCAGCTTTATCAAATCAACTTTACTGAAATGTGTCAAAGCGAACCCCCTGAACACAAATATCCGTCATGAGTTCAGCCGCTGGAATAAATCAGGTGGTATGGTATTGGCCGGACTGATCCGCCGCCGCAAGGCAGAGGCCGATTTATATTTTTCTTAATACTAAAGTGACGCTATGAACTGGGATTTATTATTGTCCATGCTGGGGACAGGCGGGTTGGTTGCTTTTGTGAACTGGCTTATCAACCTGAAAGCAACGCGCCGTAAAAGCGTATTGGATAAGGACGAAATATCCCGGATCATGGCGGAGCGGGATAACGAAACGATACTCAATTTGTATAATGAAAACAGGAACATACTTGAAAAACTGGCATCGCTGGAAAGCATGTTGTATAAGCTGGTTGTTTGCAAGCATTTTGATACTTGCCCTGCCCGTTACGAGTTGCAGAACTACAAACAGAACAACAAATACCAGCGCGCTAGACAGTCTACAGTGGAACAAAAGGGTAAGCGTTACCCTCGCGACAATCCCGTCCAGCCTGGCAAAGTTGATAATCCCGACGGACAGCCTCCGTAATCTGCCCACCGGGGCGGTTTATGAAAAGAAATCCGGGCAGGCAACCCTTAAACTGGGATATAAGGACGGGAATATAATTGCAACGGCAACCTGCGACAGCCTGCAGCAACTGGTGTACACTTATGAAGAAGAATTAAGCCGACTAAAAAAAGAAAACACCGAACTGCAGGAACAGATCAAGCCTCCTGAAAACCCGTTTAAATGGTATTTGTATGGTGTTTTAACAGGCATCATCCTTACAATAGCAAGCGTTTTAATAATCAAACACAAACGAAAATGACAGAAATAAAAAAAACACGATCCGTAGGCCTGAAAAAAATTTTGACAGGTGCCGTAAACCCGGCCGGAGGAATGCCGGAAGCATTGGCCGCACTAGGTAAAACCTTTAAAGGCACGGCATCTTTTAATACCGAAAATGACCAGACACAGGATTTTTATTCGGAGGAAGTCCCGACTGCCCCAGAAGAATCCGTACCTACAGAAGCCGGATTGAAGCAGTTGAAGTGGAACTTGATGGAATGGGATAACCAGGCCTTGATAACAGTATTCGGAGGGGCAACAAAACAGGTTGATGTTATTGTTGATGGTAAAACGTACAGCGTTGAAAAATACGTTGCCCCCCGTGACACGGTAACAATAGAACAGGCAGTAAGGGCTATTAGCCGCTACAATGTGGTTATTGACATTCCGCGTGCTCAAATAACAGCCCGCTTTGTCTGGAACCTTACACAAACCGAAATTGCCCAAATTGAAATAACGGCAAAGGCAATGGCACCTAACGGCGAAGACGACGGCCCGTATGAGATTTACAAATTAGGCGAACCTAAACCGGCTGCATAATGAATACGGTAGAAATGAACGCCGCCGATGCCCTGATGGATCGGCGGCTTAAAATAATACTCCCTGCACCGTGGATCATGCGGGTGTTTGGCAAGAAGACCATACCTGTATGGGTAAAACGTCCGGTTGCCCAGAACCTATTGCGTATATCGCGCCTGTTAGTCAAAATGGGTATAAACCTGAAAGAATTGAAAGCAGGTGAATTGGGTACTTTAATGGAATGTATCGCTGAGAACCTGGTGCCGGCATCGCGTATTATTGCCTATGGAATGATACGGGGATCCATTGCCTCCTGGATGTTAAACCGTCCGCTTGCCTTATACCTGCGTTGCTATATGGACATGCGTAGTCTGGCGGAACTGGCAAACATTATCGTGCTGATTAGCGGAGGGGAGGATTTTGTGAGTATTATCACGTCGGTGAGCAATTTAAGGATAACGCAGCCGACGGAGAGCCAGACAGGAAACGGGAGTTAAAGGAGGATTATGAACCTCCCCATAGCCCATTCGGGCGTATCTACGGATTGGTATCACAAGGGGTGTTTACGCTTGATGAAGTAATGAACCGAATCCCGTGGTGCGTATTGATGATGATGGTTAATGACCAGGGGAAGCTGAAAGAGACAGAAACGGCCGAAGCAAAAGAGGAAATAATAGAAACGGAAGACGAAGAATTAAAATTTTTAGGACTAGCTTGATATGAATACGGAGCCGATTTATGTAACGTTTGAATTTAACGGCAACCTGGGCGAAGAAGTCTCCAAGGTTAAGCTGGGTATTCAGGGGCTGCGCAATGAATCCGCCAACACCTACAAACGGTTATTGGCAGACAGTAACGAAGCCTTTAATGCCATGAGTGCGAACAACCGTAAACTGGCCGTATCGATCCAGGAAGATATTAATTCGCTCCGCCAGCTAGCCGCTGCCCAGAAAGCAGCGGATGATGCGTTAGCAAAAGGTACTATCTCTGCTAAAGACTATGCGGAAACCAAAGCCCGTTTGTCTGTCCAGGAAGCGGATTTGAGGCAGGGCATACAGGATAATATGGCTGCTTTGGATGAATCCATCCAAAAAGACCGCGAGGCGGTAGGCTCTATTGAAGCCAAACAGGAAGCCCTTGCCAGGTTGGAAGAAACCTACCGCAAGTTATCGTCCGCCAACCGTAACGGACAGGAAGGGCAACAGTTACTTGCACAGATAAGCACACTTAAATCCGAACTTAGCGGACTGGATAAGGCTTATCAGGATGCTACCGGAAGCGGGCAAAGCCTGTTACAGACGATCCAATCCACACCGGGCCCGGTTGGCCAGACAGCTTCGGCTATCGGTAAAATGACAAAAGCGGCGCTGGCTTTTATTGCGACTCCGTTAGGAATGTTCCTTGCTGCTATAGCCGCCGGGCTGGCGGCCGTAACGTCCTGGTTCCACCGGACAGAAGAAGGAGAGAATGCTTTGGCTGTGGCAACAGCTACTTTCGGGCAGGTACTTGACAGCCTGTTGGATGTGGTGGATAATGTAGGCGAATGGCTGTATAAAGCATTTACCAATCCGAAAAAAGCATTATCCGACCTGTCCGAATTTATCAAAGGGCAATTCATGAACCGCTTATCTTCCATATCCAAGATGGGAAGCGCCATTGTTAAGATATTTTCTGAGGATTGGAAACAAGGATTTGCGGATTTTGGAAACGCTTTCCTGCAATTTCAGACAGGTATAGAAGATGCCGGAAAGAAGGCGTCTGAGTGGATGGATGATACTATTGAGAAAAGTAAGAGACAGGGAGAGATTCAAAGAGAATTAAATAAGATCAAGGATGAAACGCGTGTGCTAAATGAGCAGATTGCCCAAGATGAAATCAAAAAACTAAAACTTCAAGAAAAAGCTAGAGATGAACAAGTCCCAGAGAAGGAAAGACTGGCAGCTTTAAAAGAAATCAATAAAATCATTGATGATACTTCACGGAAAGAAGCTGATTTAGCTAAAAGGAAAATGGATTTAACAAAAGAATTACATACGTTATCCCATTCTGATAGAGCTGCCAATGATGAGGATTCTCGTTTGAAAGTGGAATACTTGAATAAACAAGCAAACGGAATACGTGAACAATTGTCTTTGATCCGTCTAAAAAATGGTATTACAAACCGGATAAACAAAGAAGAAGCCAAAACCGCCATTGATTTGTTAAAAAAGGAATTGGATAAGAAAAAAGAGGCTTACGCTTTGTATTACCAGCAGGTTGAGAATTTAGGTAAAGCTGCCGCTGATAAAGCCTATGCGTCTTTAATTAAGGATGGAGCCAGTTACCGGGAATACCTGCAAAAGCAAATAGTGGAATTGGAAAAGAAGAATAACCGTTCCAAGGATGATAACGACGCTCTATCTTTTCTCTATTATGAAAAAAGCCAATTGGAAGGTAAAAAGTCTGCCGCCGACCTGATGAAAGAAGAAATCGAAAAGCTAAAGACTCTCTATGGAAACGATTTGTCAAAGCTTAAAGAGGAATTATTGAAATTGCAGGAAATGAATGCTGGTGACAAATCAGAAACCGGGGTACAAAAAGGAAATGTCATCAATCAGGCATTGAACGAAGCTGACAAAGAAGCGGATGCCAAATTTAAAGACTTACTGAAAACATACCAGACCGGATTCCAAAAGTTAGCCACCCTGGAAGAAAACTACCGGAAGGATGTTGCTTTCCTTCGTTCCCGTATCAATGAAAACTCAACGGAAGAAGAAAAACAACAGATTGAAGACGCTGTAAAAGCACGTACAGAGGCGTATGGTAATGCGCTATTGAAAGAAAGCGATATGTTTACCCGGTTGTTCAGTGATTTGTCGAGGGAGTCAACCAAAGAACTGGAGAAATTACTGGATCAGGCGAAAAGTACCGATCTGACAGGTTTTTCGCCTAAAGACATCAAAGTCTTTCAGGATGCCGTCATTAAGCTAGAGAATGAACTTAGGGAACGTAATCCGTTCAAGTCTTTGTCTAATGACTTTAAGGAACTTATATCCGACATAAAGGGAGGTAAAGATTTAACCCAGGCACTGGATAAGCTTGGAAAGTCTTTTTCTGCTGCCAAAGATTACATAAACAGTTTAAGCAAACCTCTGGGACAGGTATTTGGCGATGATGTAACTTATGCGATTGACCAGGCGATGGAATTGGCACAGGCAGTGTTTGATGTAGGCACAGGCATAGCCAAACTGACGCAGGGAGACATCATTGGGGGAGTTTCCGGTATCATCAAAGGTATTGGTTCCGTGTTTTCTATGGGCAAAAAGGTTAAGGAAATGAACCGCAAAGCCCGTGAAGAACAACAAAAATACTATGATGAAGCAATTGAAGGAGAACGGAAATATCAACTTATGCTTCGCGAACGTTTACGTACCCAACAGGAAATCGGAGAAAGCGCTCTGGCGTATAACAAGCGAATCACAACGGAACTGGCCAAACAACAGCAAGCCTCTGCCAACGAATACCAACGTTTGCTGGCGCAAATACAAGGAGAGGATTATATCAGCGGTGTAGGTTATAAACATGGTACCTGGTTCCGAAAAGCGAAAACATGGAACGAATACAGCAGCCTTGCCGGCAAAAGCTATGAGGACATTGAAAAGCTATACACGGAGGGCAAACTGGAAGATAAAGTAGCCAAACTGTTTGAGCAACTAAAAGAACTGAAAGAAGAAGGTGCGGACATTAACCAGATGTTGGCAGACCAAGCGGAAGCCATGCGCGAAGCGTGGACAGGAACAACGGTTGACAGTATTGCAGACAGTATAATTCAGGGATTTGCAGAAGGGAAACGTTCTGCCGCTGATTTTGCCGATAGTTTTCAAGAAATGCTAAACACTGCCGTATTGCAAGGCATTAAGATGAAGGTGTTGGAAGAACCTCTCCGGCAGTGGTATGAAAGTTTTGCCGCCGCCAGCAGTGGAGGGCTCACGGCCGATAAGATAGCAGACCTGAGAGCACAATATGACAAGATTATTGCTGATGCTGCCAAACAATTGGAAGATACGGAAAAAATAACAGGCATACCGGTTGGTGCGGAAGCAAGCAGGACAGCGGCAGCAAAAGGCATTGCTTCCATGAGTCAGGACAGCGCTGACCAGTTAAACGGCAATTTTAATGCCCTGTTGATCTATCAAGACAAAACAAGTAAGGCGATAACAAATATCAACACGTTGCTTGTCCAGGGATTGAGCACATTGAACCGGATAGCAAACAATACAGACCGGCTGGAAAACATTGAAAAAGACATAACGTCCATGCGAAGTAATTTCCAACAGATAATCAATAACGGCATATTGCTTAGAAAATCATGATAGATAATTGCTACATAGATGGTGTAAGTGCCCGTAGCCGTTTCGGTGTATGGGTGACAAAAGGCGGTTATAAAGATTTGCTGACCTTCCCGGCATTGAAAGAGCCGGATAAAAACGATTGGCCGGAAGAAGATGGCATAGAGGTTGATTTATCCGAACCAAGATTGCAAGAAAAAGATATTACAATATCTTTCCTGGCAAGCGATCCCAATATAGATGCGTCTGATTTCATAGCCTATGTAAGCAATCCGGGGTACCATACTTTATATGTGCCGATCTTAAAACGTACGTGGCAACTGCGCTTGTCAGATCAGCTGGCAAACAGGGTCTACCCGTCTGCCCGCGAGTTCTCATTAAAGTTCATAGAAGATGCACCGGTTCGTCCGGTTGCATCACTTCCTGATCCGGGTTTGTTTATCCGGGATTCAGGTTATGAACTGGATGGCGTTTCTTTTGCCGATTACGGTGTTGTAGTTGATGTTGCCCGCAATGAATTATTAAAAGCTCCGGCAGCAAAAAAGAATCTTTGCCGCAAAGTCAGCACAACGGATGGACAGATATATGACGTGGATCACCTCGTATTTGAAAGTAAGGATGTAACGTTTAAATGCCATTTTAAAGCCGTTTCAATGGATGCCTTTTGGCAATGTTATGATGCTTTTTTTGCTGCATTAATACAACCGGAGGAAAGGCAATTGTATGTAGATTACACCGGAGAGGAATACCCTTGCTATTACAAGCAAAGTTCCGGTTTTAAGATTTTAAGCATAAGTAATCCTGTACTTGTTGAGTTTAGTTTTACGCTGGTATTTACAGTATTCCGCGTTGGCGAAACAGAATATTTGTTGGCCACCGAAGGAGGCGAATTAATAGTATTGGAAGATGATGGCGAAACAGTAATAGATTTAGGATATGGCGAATAAAAAGAAAAAAATATCAGAATTACCCCTTGTTGGGTCTCTTGTCGGCCTTTACACGATTGGCGTAGATGCTGCAAACAAAAGCGTAAAGGTTTCTTTGGAATGGCTCAAAACGGCCACCGACAATATAACGACTGCAATCAGTAATGCAACCAAAGCAACAGACGCGGCCAACACTGCAGCTGGGAGAGCAGACAAGGCGGCTGAGGATGCTGGGGCAGAAATGACTCGTATTTCGCAAGAGGTGAACCAGGCTCTTGTCGATGTATCTGACGCCGCCGCTGATGCTAATACGGCTGCAGGGGAAGCGGATCAAGCACGTACATCATTGGCGGAAAGCGTACAGCAGAAGTTAACTGAGGTTGACAATAAAATGTTGACGGTTAAGGATGGTAAGACGGCACAGTTTCAAGCCGGAACAAATACTTCCGGTGCTGATCCCTCCATTGCCGTTGAACAAACAGGTGTAGATGCGCAAGGCAACCCAATTTACCAAATCAATATCGTTACCGAGAAAGGCGGCAAAGGAGATAAAGGTGATACTCCTGTATTTGAGGCTGGCACAGCAACAACCGGATTACCTGGTACAGATGTTCAGTTTACCCTTGTTCCTGACGGAGAAACACCGGAAGGTGTACAGAAGTATAAAGTAAATGTAACTGTCCCACAGGGTATGCCGGGTACAGGGAACGTTACTGCTGTCGGAACAGGATTGGTAAAGGATGAAAAGTATTTGTTTGTGCCATCAGTGAATGACGAATCTACGGGTGTCTGGGTAAAATATATTGAGCCTAATAATTTCCCTGAAGCCCCGAAGGATGGCAAACAATACGCCCGTCAAGATGGCGCTTGGTCAGAAATTCAGTCAACAGGTGACGGTATCATTTATCCGACATTTGAGATTAACGATGATGCCCACCTTATCGTTAACAACATTACTGATCCGGCAACTTTTGAGGTTAACGAATCAGGACATTTAATATTTAACCCACAAATACAATAATATATGGCAGGAGTAGATTTAGGTAGAGTGGCTTATGTCCCCAAAGGGGTATATGATGCTGGGGTAACATACAACAGGCTGGACGTTGTGTCGTACCTTGGTAGTAGCTGGGTAAGCCTTATAAACAATAATATAGGTAATACGCCCACGGAAGGTGCAAATTGGTCGCTTGTCGCTCAGAAAGGTAATACCGGTGATAAGATGGCATTTGCTGATTTGACACAGGCAGAGAAAGACGAATTAAAGGGAGGCAAAGGCGATCCATTTACTTTTGCTGACTTTACTCCAGAGCAATTAGAACAGCTAAAAGGCGAATCTGCTTATCAAATCTGGTTAACCCAGCCCGGTAATGAAGGTAAAACAGTAGAAGAATTTATTGCCTCTTTAAAAGGTAACACGGGTGCACCATTTACTTATGATATGTTTACGCCTGAGCAACTGGAAGGCTTGAAAGGGCAAGACGGTGTTATCTCTGTCGATGCACCAGCCGATGGAAAGACGTACGGAAGGAAGAATGAAGGGTGGGCGGAAGTTGTGTCAGAAAGTGATCTTATAGAAATCCCTGAGGCTGTATTCGCTTTGACTACGGAAAGCACGTCAAATGAAGTATTGAATGCTTTTGGTGGAATAGATGGATTTAATAAAATTAAAACAGCATTTGAAGCAGGCAAAAAGTTTGTTAGAACCCCTGCTGAAGGAGTCAATGCAATGTCTGCCATTCCGGTATGTATATCATTTTTCAAAGACCCCAGCAATCAAACAGAAGAAGGATTATACATTTTTGATGTTACTCGGTCTTTATTTATAATGGTTGTTGTTTTCTCAATTGATTTAAGTAACTTTAGCATAGAAGGTAAGCTAACTTACCAGCCGGTTACATCAGACGGAGCAGGGTCTTTGGAACTCACAACAAAAGGTGATGGTACAAAGGCTCTTATGGATAACGGAATGTATAAAAAAGTGGTATTGTTTACTCCAATAGCAACAGTAACATCTTTAACTAATCTACCGACTACAAATTACTCCATCAAGGCCACTCTTTCGGCTGTAAGTGCTCTGTCGTTTGCTAGCGTGCCGGCAGAGGGCGAGGAGTTTATGATCAACATCAAAAGCGCTTCTTCATCCGATCTTGCCATACCATTGCCAAACGGGAGCTCTTGGTTATGCAGCGAAACAAGCATAACTATACCGGCAAACGGACACGCAGAAATATCAGTGAGGTATTCGCACGGTCTTTATTGGGTTATGACTAAGGTTTATTAATTAACGGAAAAAACTATAAATAAATGATGGCGGATAGAAACAATAAAAAAACAGTGTTTGAGGATTATGATGCATTTGTAGATAAATTTAAAACGAAGAAAACTACAGATGATTGCTACACTCCCTCTGAAGTATATAATTGCGTGTTGAAATATGTTTCAGAAAAATGCAATATAAAAGGCGCGGAAATAGTGCGTCCATTTTATCCAGGTGGAGACTACGAGAATTACGAATATCCAGATGGATGTATTGTTGTTGATAATCCTCCATTTTCTATTATATCAAAAATAGCTAGATTTTATATTGACAATGATATCAAATTCTTTCTTTTTGCTCCACATTTGACATTGTTTTCGCCAAGAGTAGATTATACCAGAATAGTTGTAGGTGCTTCCATTACATATGAAAATGGCGCAAAGGTTAAGACTTCGTTCATATCTAATCTATTTGACGATACAATGGCGATGTCTGATCCTGATCTTTACCGGGATTTGGAAAAGATAAATGAACTAAAAAAGGCAAATCTACCAAAATATAAGTATCCTGATGAAGTGCTTACCGTTTCAGCGATGCAATGGTGCTTAGAACGTGGTGTATCAATGCAATTTAAAAAGAACGATGTATATCACATAAGAGGACTAGATAGTCAAAAAACGCATAAGAAGGGCATATTCGGAGCAGGATATTTATTGTCGAAGAAAGTAGCGGCAGAGAAAGCAGCAGCAGAGAAAGAAAATATCATAGTTTGGGAACTTTCGGACAGAGAGAAAAAAATTGTAGAATCATTGAGTAATTAATTCAAAATGGAAAAGAGGTGAGCTATGCCAAAGAGGATAATAATGACAAATGATACCGGTAGAAAAAAGCCTACAGCCGAAGGTGTATATATACAGGACATTAAAGGGCGTTATTACACACAAGCTGAATGGCTAGGAACAACACGTGATTTAATACCCAATGGTATAGCAGTAATAAATCCTAATGCTGAGTTTCTTGTAGCATTAAATCAATCACCCACAAAATTAAGCTATGGAGGAAATGGTAAATTACTAACAGGGGTTACTACTACTACAAATATAGACACTGCAAAAACTGATTATAACGGTAAATCAAATACAGAGCACATTATATCCCAGCTTGGAGCAGGCAATGCTCCTGCAGCAGGGTATTGCTTTAATTATATATTCCCAAATGGGCAAAGAGGATATTTACCAGCGGTTGGTGAATGGATTATTGCACGAGATAACAAGACAGAAATAGACGAACTATTAAGCTTGCTGGGAGGAGGTATATCTGATAAAACGGATTATTCTTTAGCTTCTACGCAGTATGGTACCGTAGGCTGTTATGGAGTGTATTGGTCTGATATCTATGTAGCAATGCTTTACAAAACAAACGGCTACTACACTAGACCGTTTGGGGAACTTATTTAAAAATTTATAGATTATGATATACATTAACAAAACAATCCCATTCTGGGAAACAGAAAAAGTCCTTCCTCTTTCTTACAAAACGGGGGTAAGCATAGAAGATTACGAGAACGGAGCTTTTCTACTCCTCAGTGACGAACAGTCAGCTTTTCATGTCGCGCATCCTGATGCTACACCATTGGAAGTCTGGAAAATGGAATTAACTCCTGCACCTGATCCAGCCCCCGAACCTGATCCGTTAAAGACGGCCAGACAAGCAAAGTTGCAGGAGATAGTAGCACAGGACGAGTTTAGCAATAAATTCTTTGTCTCCGTCCTATCCGGTGGTACTGAGATTGCTAACGTAGAGTTATGGATTGATAAGGATTTGCGTAATTCCTTATACAGCATTACCCTGCCAGCTTTGCAGGCGGACGGTCAAACAACTACTAAGTTGTGGACAACCGGCACGCCTCCGCAGTCTATAGATGTACCTATTGTATGGGCATTGGATAAGTTGCCATTGCTTGAGATATACGCAAAGCGTACATACGACCTCAAGGCAAGTAACGAGGCTGCAGCTTATGCCGCTACAACCGTCGAAGAGATAGCTCAAATTGACGTAAAAGCGAACTATCCTTATTTTTTGACGTTTGAACTTAACTTGGATTTAAATACACAAGACAATGCAAACAATACTACAGAGACAAACAGTTAAGCAGGAGTTGATGATCCTGTTTGCAGTGGCAACAATCGCTTTTGCCGGTTATCGGCAAGCTGCAGCGCCTCATTACATGTCAAAATCAAAGATAGAGGAGGGAACAGTTGTTCAGCGTAATGACAGTGTAACAACGGTAATTATACCAGATATAAGGTAAGGAGGAGGTTATGCCGAAAAGAATAGTGATGACGGAAAAAGAAGGTAGAGAAATATATTTGTCTAATCCTATTTGTCTTACACATTTAGATAGAGCAGTAGCAACTGATGCTGTAGGAAATGCTCTGACTTATAGTGGTTCGTCTTTTAGTACCGGAAAATTTGATAATGCCCTTTCTTCAGGAATAGCAACGGTTAACGTTCCAAATGCAAATATGTATGGTAAGGATTTTACTATAGCTTGCTGGTATTCTAAGATTAATTTAGCATCGGAGAATTCAATAGGAGTGAGAGTCAATTGTACTTCTGACTGGTCTGAGTTTGCTCAAATAGGTTTTAATCTATATAAAAGCAGCCAATACTTTTTCTCATTATTATTGGCTAACAGCTCATTAAATAAATGGGTATCCATTGAAGCATTAAGAGATATCCCTTCTGGCGATGATGGAATATTTCACTTCATTGCAATTACATATAGATCAAATGTTAATCAGTTTAATGTATACCTTGATGGAATACTAAAACAGACAGCAACTTCTCCTCTTTATTATAATGGTAATCAAGGTAGGATAAGTATTCGTTCAATGGGGGCTGTATTGGACGAAGTAGCTATAGTAGAAGGAATCCTTTGGGAATCAGATTTCACTCCACCGACTAAGCCATTTAAAATAAAAAAATAATTTCGGTGGTGACTCCTTTATGCCCAAGATATTAAATAACTCAACTCTGCCCATAAGTGAAACAAAATAATAAATCGGGCTAAGCCCACAAAATAACAAATTATGATAGGACTAATAATTTTATCTCTCTTAATAATCGCCGGTTATACAACAGCAGTGTGTATTAAAACAAAAGGTATTCCATATTCCATCTCGGCTACCTATTACACGCTGGATCATAAATTGATCTTTGGTGCTTGTATGGCACTTACGGCAATGTTTTTATTTCCGGTAGTGTGGGAGCTCAGTACATCTTTTACGATGCAGCTGCTTGCTGTAGCTGCCTGTGCTGGACTGCTAGGTGTCGGGCTAGCTCCCGACTTTAAAGACACATGGATAAACAAAGTGCATTGTACGTCAGCAGCCGTTACATTGATATGCTCGCAGCTTTGGGTTGCACTTACTCCTATTTGGTGGGTGCTTATCCCGGTATGGACACTGTACATAATCTATACTGTTTGGTATATGGCAAAGCACGTTACGGATAGTATAGTTTCCGATTTTATAAGGACTAGGCCGATGTTTTGGGTAGAGGTAGCTGCTTTAACTTCTTTAATCATATCTATAATAGTATTAACCCCATGATTATATACGATAAAAACAACGTTAAAATACTGGATATTCCGGTAGATGATACCAGTTATCGCTACCGGGCGATCCGGCAGGGAGATAAGGTGTTTCTTTATTTCTCCCTTACGGAGCATGTCGAGATTCCTGTGTATAGTTATATTGAGTTTCAAGGCCAGCACTATACACTTTGGTCACCTACAAACCTGACAAAGCATGGCGAGCGGAATTTGGAATATACCGTTGAGTTTGGCGGATGGTGGGAATTACTGAATCGTACAAAGTATAAGTTCCTTTCCGGCAAGCCTCATAAACTTAAATTCCCGTTAACAGCAACACCCCGTATGTTTATGCAACTTTTGATTGACAATCTGAACTTACACGATTCAGGATGGACATTAGGAACTTGTATCGAGGCTACGGAAAAGGCTTTAGCATTTAGCCACGAAAGTTGCATGGAGGTACTTAATAGGCTGGCAGATGAATTTAATAGCGAATTTGAGTTTGTTGGTAAGAAAATCAATTTTGGCAAGGTCGAATACTATAAAGGTGACCCTTTGCCTCTATCATACGGAAAAGGGAACGGCTTTAAGACTGGTGTTGCCCGGCAGAACCAGGGTGATAAAGCCCCAGTTACTATATTATATGTACAAGGCGGAGATCGTAATATTGATTCAACAAAGTATGGTAGTGGTTCCTTATTGCTACCTAAAAGTCAAGAACTCGAATATCAAGGCAGGCTCTATAAAACAGATGCAGACGGTATGTATATTACGCGTGCGGATAGAGAGTTGACCGTATATAATGAAGACGGTTACGATGCAACCAATATCTACCCGTCACGTGTTGGTACTATCAGCGAAGTGATAACAGTTGATAAGGATAAAAACTTCTATGACATCAAAGACAACACGATCCCTGATGCACTGGACTATTCCAAATGCCGGATAGCTGGCGAAAAGGTAACTATTATCTTCCAGTCGGGTATCATGGCAGGGAAAGAGTTTGACATAGAGCAGACAGACAAGGAGTTAACCGGTTATATTCATGCAGAGAGGCGTTTTAAGATAGTTCCCCAAGAAATAGACGGAACAATCATGCCTGACGAAACCTTTAAACCCTCTGTTGGCGATACGTATGCCATCTTTAACATATCTCTTCCTGATGCCTATGTGTGTGATAACGTAACTAAAACAGGCGCCAGTTGGGATATGTTCCGGGAGGCCGTTCAATACATGTTTGAGAATGAAGAAGAAAATTTTACTTTCACTGGTGAGTTGGACAGCATGTGGTCAAAAAAGAAATGGCTAGAAATAGGCGGCAAACTGCAACCGGGCGGTTATGTCTTATTTAGTGACAAGCAATTTCAGCCTAACGGCCTTTTGATCCGTATAACTGGGATAAAGGATTATATCAATAAACCCCATAGCCCAGAACTGGAACTATCAAATACCCCGGTAGCAGGCTTTGTGTCCTCTGAGCTGGGCAAAATAGACGGTAACGAAGTAAAGGACGAAGGGCGGCACAATGACGCGCTTTCGTTCACCAAACGTCGTTGGCGGGATGCGGTCGAAGGCCTTTCAATGCTGGAAAATGCTATTTCTGGTTTCAGTGCTTCAATTAATCCTATTACCATCCAAACTATGGCGATGTTGATCGGAGATGAAAGCCTGCAGTTCCGATTCGTGAACAACAAGACAAGTCCGACAGAGATATATCCAAACTTTGTCTACAACCAACAAACAAAAGTATTTACTGTTCCTGCCACCATCCTGCAACACATGACACTGGGGATATCTAAAATGTCATCCTCACATACGGCATCGGAGTATAAATACTGGAATATGTCAGCCTATACATCGCCTGTACTGGACGATACGACAGCGATGTACTTGTATTCAAAATGCAGCAAGTCCGGGACCACCGGAACATTCCTTCTGAGCAAAACGCCGTATAAGATGGACCCAGGGGACGGTTATTATTACTTCTTGACCGGGGCGTTATCTAGTGAGTATGAGGCGGAACGTAGCTTTGTAACGGTGTACGGCTTCACAGAGATACTACCTGGACGGATTACGGTAGGGATGATCGTCAGTCCCGATGGGCAAACTTACTTTAATGTGGCACAAGGAGAGTTCGGGGGAAAGTTTGTATTTAAGTCTGCATCAGGCTATAACAACATAACCGACCGCCCTAATCTCCAACCACTTTATGATGGGGTTAACGATGCCCTGACAGATGCCGAAAACGCATCCAATGCAGCTAATAACGCAGCTGGTATGGCAAATAGTAAATCGACGGTGTATTATTATCAACCATCTGGCGGAATGAAAGTAAATGACCTATGGGTGGACGGCACCAATATCTGGCGTTGGAGTGGTTCTTCATGGGTTAAAGCATCTGCCTATGATAATACTTTGACTTCGATAAATGGAGGACTTATAACTACTGGAGCTATAGCTTTTGGTAGTACAGGAGGTATGGCATCCTCCGGCACTGTCCGGATTTGGTCTGGAGGCCGTGCGGGAGCAAATGGCAAACCTCCTGCAACTCCTACATTCCGGGTTTATGATACGGGAAATATTGAAAGCCGTGGTTCTATGTGGATTGCCAATAATAATGGAAATAAATTGGCTGGTTTTTCGGGAGATGGAACATCTGCGACATCAATACGTATATGGGCGGGAAATGAGACCCCTGCTAATGCCCCATTTAGAGTTACGCAAGACGGCTCAGTTTATATGAATAAAGGAGTAATTGGTGGACTCACTATTAGTGACACATCGCTTGAATCTGTGATGACTTACAATAGAGGTAAAATGATTATAGATTCTGCAGGTGGAATTTATTTTAACGAATCAAATTCTAGATTTGCAAGGATGGGGCCATATCCTCTGTCAATGTCCAGTGGAATCCAAACATTATTAGCTTTATGTGACAGTGAAACAGATGGTGGTGCATCCAAAAAGACATTAGCGACTTTTCGAATAGGTCGGTCAGTTAATGCACTTTTACCTCAAACATGGATAGATTGTGACCATCAAGAGGGATGGGGTAGCAAATTTAAAGTCGAATCTCGCTATTTGGGTAACGCTGATGCTCAGGAAAGGACTTGTATAAATGTGGGGGCTTTAATGGATTTTAATCAAATAAAAAAGATAAGCGGTCAAGAACCGGAGCTTTATCCTATGTACTGGGATAATAAAAGCCAATATGTATGCTATAAATATTAA